AACGGCACAAAGACGAAACATCACTTGCACTTGCTATGTTTGCTAATGGTGAGATAGGAGTAGCACCGTCAAAGAATTACAAATTGACGGACACAGGCAATGCGCTGCGTTTTCGTGATAGATATGGAGCTATGATTAAATATTCATACTATCGCAAGAAGTGGTTTTATTGGACAGGCAAGGAATGGCGGGTTGACGATACAGGGCAGGTCAAAAAGCTTGCTGATACCATTGTTGATTCAATAGAACGTGAAGGCACTATTGCATCTGATGAGGATGCACAAAAGGCAATTCTCAAATGGGCGCAAAAGACAGCATCTAGCAGAGGCAAAGAAGCCATGATTAAAGAATGTCAGCACTTAGACGGCATACCGGTTACACCTGATGAGTTTGATGCTTGCCCTGACTATCTTAACTGCCAAAATGGTATTGTTAATCTTAGGAATGGAGAGTTTTTGAAGCATGATCCTGAGCTGATGATAACCAAGACTTGCCTAGCTGAGTATGTGGAAGAAGGAGAGCCTACAATGTGGCTTCAATTCATTGATGATGTAACAGGTGGTGATAAAGACCTGCAAGCATATATACAGAAATGTGTAGGCTACAGTCTTACAGGCAGTAATCGTGAGCAGTGTGCGTATTTCCTTTATGGTATCGGCAATAATGGTAAGTCAACATTCCTTGATACTCTTGCTGATTTGTTTGGTGGGTATGCCATGAATGCTCAGCCTGATACTATTATGATTAAGAAAAGAGATAACGGTGCCAATACTGATATAGCACGTCTTAAGTCGGCACGATTTGTAACAGTGGAAGAGCCGACAGAGGGTGTGAGACTTAATGAAGGACTGCTTAAGCAGTTGACAGGTGGTAGTAAGGTTACTGCACGTCATTTGTACGGTGAAGAGTTTGAGTATTACCCGGAGTTTAAGATATGGTGCGCTACAAATCACAAGCCGATTATCAGGGGCACTGATGTGGGTATATGGCGTAGAATAAAGCTGATACCTTTTGAAGTGAACATCCCAAAGGAAAAAGTTGATAAAAACTTGAGATACAATTTGCGCAAGGAGTTTCCACAGATATTACACTGGGCTGTAGAAGGCGCTATTAAGTGGTATGCAGAAGGTATGACAGAGCCACAGTGCGTACTTAATGCCGTTAAAGAATACAAGGTAGAGATGGACTTGCTTGCATCATTCATTGAAGAATGCGTTATCATTGACTATGAATCAGATGATAAGATAATGGCTCAAGACTTATTCCAGTTATACTCAAAGTGGGCTAAAATCAATAATGAGTATGAAATGAGCAGTAAGAAGTTTTTCAGGGAGATTGGCAAGAAGTTGCCTGATAAGGGCAGATGCGGTTCAGGAGTGTTTTACAAGAATATTAAACTTAGCACTGCTGCAGAAAGCCTAGTACCCAAACAATACAAGATAGGAGAGTTTAAGTGAGCGATACAGACGTTATAGAGTTATTAGAATTGCTAAAGGTTGAGATTGAGTGGGAATATTCTATTGAATATCAGATAGCACTTGATAGAGCGATTGAGAAGATGAGAAAGGAGTAATACCTATCCTTGTGAAGCAAGGTTTTATGTAAGGTTGATAATACATAAGTAAAAGAGTCGATATTTGCGTGAAAGACAATGATGTGATTGTTGAAATAGTTAGGTAGGAAATTCTCAATCCATACATTTATGTAGTGAACAAAAAAGCAATATGCTTCGATTGAGTGAACTAACAATAAAGTAAACAATCATTAGTCGAGTAGCATGGGAAAACACGAAACTTAACCACGTCACTATTGATAGTGTAAGTGGTTGGTATGAAGAAATTAAAAGTATGTTGGTTGTCAGCAGGTGTATCCTCGTTTATTGCAGGATATTTAGCAGAGAATATTGATGAATGGATTTATATTGACATAGCGGACCAACATGAGGATAGTATGAGATTTATTAAGGATATTGAAAAAGCAATAGGAAAAAAGGTAATTATATTAAAGTCTGAAAGATATAATTCTGTTGATGAATGCATAAGGGCATTTGGTGGTTTTAAGAATCCACATACACATTTTGCACCTTGTACTAATTGGTTAAAAAAATCTGTTCGTAAGGAATGGGAAAAAGAACATAAAGACTATGAATTGACTTATGTGTGGGGATTTGATTTGAAAGAAAAAGCAAGGGCAGAACGCACAATAGAATCTAATCCACAAGCACAACATGAGTTCCCCTTAATAGACAAACAGTTATCTAAAGAAGAAGTGCATGGATTATTTGAGAAAGATTTTGATTTCAATAGACCTTTAATGTATGACTTAGGATATCCAAATAATAACTGTATTGGTTGTATTAAAGGTGGTATGGGATATTGGAACAGAATAAGAAAAGATTTCCCAGATGTGTTTGAAAATAGGGCAAAACTTGAAAGAATAGTAGGTTATTCAATCCTTAAGGACTGCTATCTTGATGAGTTAGACGAAAACAGAGGAAATATGAATACAGAGATATTTCCTGATTGTAGCATTATGTGTTATTTAGCAGGGAAAGAGCCACAATAGGCTCTTTTCTTTACTTTTTATACCCATTGTGTTATATTCAAGAAAAAGAGGGAAATACCATATAAGGATGTGATTTAATGGCTAGACCACAAGATAAAAACTTGAGAACACCAAGTACGGCAGAAGCACGAGAAATTGGCCGTAAGGGTGGTATAGCTTCAGGAGAGGCTCGAAGGAGAAAAAAATCAATGAAAGAGTCCTTTGAGACTCTTTTCGCTATGCAGTCTCCTGAGAAGTATAAAAAGGCATTTAAGAAGCAGGGAATTGATGTTCCTGATGATTGCACAAACGAACAAATGCTTGTACTTTCCATGACCGCAAAAGCAATAGCCGGTGACTCACGCATGGCATCACTTATACTGGATGTAATGGGTGAGAAGCAAGGAGATGTGTTAAAGCGGAAAGAATTAGATCTTAAGGAAAAACAGGCAACTGATACCAAGAATGAAGCACTTGACAGATTAGATGAGATATTGAGAGGTTTGCATGAACAGGCTGTTAATGACGAAGAAACAAAATGAATATATTAGAAGTGCAAATTCACGTTGGAACCTCAAAATTGGCGCTGTAAGATCGGGCAAATCTTATGTAGATGTGGCCTGTACTATCCCCACAAGGATAAGAGAGAGAGCCGGGAAGCCCGGATTGTCTGTTATTATGGGAGTAAGTAAGGGCACAATAGAAAGAAACGTGCTACAGCCTATGAGAGAGATCTATACAAGTGAACTTGTCGGCACTATTAACAATGAGAACATAGCGCAAGTATTTGGTGAGCCTACTTATTGCCTTGGTGCTGAGAAGTTATCACAGGTTGCTAAAATCTTGGGTGCTTCTATCAAGTATTGCTATGGTGACGAGATAGCGAAGTGGAACAAGGAAGTATTTGAGGTGCTTAAGTCACGTCTTGACAAGGAGTATTCTTGTTTTGATGGTGCGTGCAACCCTGAGAGTCCTAATCATTGGTTAAAGGAGTTTATTGATGATGAGGGATTAGATGCATATATTCAGAAGTATGTTATCTTTGATAATCCTAATCTGCCGGAGAAGTATGTTGAGAGTCTTTGTAACGAGTATGCCGGCACTGTTTACTATGATCGCTATATTTTGGGAGAATGGGCGCTTGCAGAAGGCCTTATATATCCCATGTACAAAGATGCGCTTATAGATGCGATACCTGATATACCGGCAAGTGATTATTGTGTGTCTATTGATTATGGTACCATGAATGCGTTTGCAGCGGTATTGTGGGTAAAACGTGGCAACATATGGTATGGAGAACGTGAGTATTATTACTCAGGAAGAGACACAGGCAAGCAAAAGACTGATCAGGAATATGCTGATGATTTGCGTGAGTGGATTGACGATATATGGAAAGAAAAGAAAGATAATGCTGAAATATCTGCTTTTGGTAGTGTGATGTATGGCAAGATTGAGACTATCATAGATCCTTCTGCTGCATCATTTATCGCATTACTAAAAAAGAGTGAGTGGAGTAAAGTAAGAAGCGCAAACAATGCAGTGCTTGACGGTATAAGAGATACTGCTGTATCATTACAGACAGGAAAGATTAAGTTGTTAAAATCTGCTATGCCTAATTGGATAAAAGAGGCAGGCGGTTATGTATGGGACGAAAAAGCAGGCGAAGATAAGCCCATAAAAGAAAATGATCACCTTATGGATTCTACAAGATATTTTGTGGAAACAAAGAGAATAGCAAAGCCAAGGAGGTTATAAAATGCTTACTTATCAAGATTTGTTACAGCAAAACACAGATGCACAGCGCATGGACTTTGTGAGGAAGTGTATTTCCGAGCACCAAAAATCACAAGAGTATCAGACAGCGGTTATCGCTGATGATTACTACAGAAGAAGGAATACTACAATAGTCAATTATCAGAAGTTACTCTATACCATGACCGGACAAGCAATCCCGGACACATTCTCCCCAAACTACAAGTTATGTTCAGGCTTCTTTAAGCGATTTGTGGTACAGAAGGTACAATATTTGCTTGGCAATGGTGTATCATGGGAAGAAGATACTACAGCAGACAAGTTAGGCACTAAGAAAAAGCCTTTTGACACTCAGTTGCAGAAATTAGCCAAATATGCAAAGCGTGGTGGTAAGGCTTATGGATTTTGGAATCTTGACCACATGGATGTATTCAAGTTTACAGAGTTTAAGGAATTGCCTGACGAGAATACAAGCGCAATCAGGGCCGGTGTCAGATTTTGGCAGATAGATTCTAATAAGCCGTTAAGAGCCACACTTTATGAGGAAGATGGCTACACAGAGTATATATGGAATAAGTTAAGCGAAGATGGCACCACAAGAGAAGAAGGGCAAATATTAGAGCCTAAAAAATCATATATTCTTAATACGCAAGAGACTACTGCTGACGGTCTTGAGATTGTAAGCGGTGAGAATTATCCGACATTCCCTATAGTGCCATTATGGGCTAATGAGTTTGCTGATTCTGAGATTGTAGGCTTGCGTGAAAATATTGATTGTTTTGATTTGATAAAGTCAGGCTTTGCAAATACCGTTGATGAAGCTTCAATGCTTTATTGGACTATATCAGCCGGTGGTATGGATGATGTAGACCTTGTCAAGTTTAGAGAACGTATGAAAATAGTTAAGGCTGCAGTATTAGATGATGGAGCAAAAGCAGAAGCACATACCATTGACTTACCTTATCAGAGCCGGGAAGCACTACTTACAAGATTGAGGAATGATATGTTTGACGATTCTATGACCTTTGATGCAGCGCAGGTTATTGGTGGCGCATCTACTGCTACACAGATTATGGCATCTTATGAGTCACCTGATGATGATGCTGACGATTTTGAGTATTTTGTAGTAGAGTTTGTATCACATATTCTTGACCTTGCAGGCATTGAAGATAATCCGTCTTTTGTGCGTTCAAAAATTGTGAATACGCAAGAAGAAATATCCACATTATTATCAGCGGGCGAGTATTTGCCAAGTGATTATATTACTGAGAAAATTGTGACGATTTTAGGTGATATTGACAAGGTAGATGAAATCCTTGAGGATATGGATGCAGAAAATCTTGAAAGATTAACCGAAGGCGGTGAGGGTGAATGGACTACGGACACACAGAATCAGACAGAAGGCTTAGAGGGCTTGAGCGCAGAATAAAAAGAGAATATGGCCAAGCATACGCAGAGATAAAGGAGAAGTCTGCCAAGTTTTTTGCAAGCTTTGAAAAAAAAGACAAGGAATTGTCACAAAAAGTCAAGCAAGGGGAAATGGACAAGGCAGACTATCTCAAGTGGCGCACGTCTGCTATAGCAAAAAGCAATCAACTTAAGGACCTTGAGAAAGACATTGCAAATGTGCTTGTAAACACCGATAAGGTGGCAAATAAGCTCATTCAGGATAACAGTATAGGTATTTATACCCTTAATAGAAATTATGGCGCATATGAGGTTTCTGATGCGTTACAGATGGATATTGCATTTAATATCTATGATGAAAAAACAGTTGCAAGGTTAATCAAAGACGATTTGCCAAAAGTTGACACTGCCAAGGACAGCAAATGGAACCGGCAACACGTCAATTCTGCAATCACACAAGGCATTATTCAGGGAGAGTCTATCCCTAACATAACAAGGCGCTTAAAGAATGTTGTAGGCATGGACACAAGGGCAGCGATAGGGACTGCAAGAACATTCACAACACAAGCAGAGAATGCAGGGCGCATTGACAGTTATGATGATGCAGAGAAAATGGGCATAGAGTTGGAAAAGAAATGGATGGCTACCCTTGACACAAGGACAAGAACATCACACAGAGAATTAGACGGACAGACATGCCCTATACATGATAAGTTTAAGATTGACGGAGAAGAGATAGGCTATCCGGGAGATCCTTCTGCAGCAGGCTACTTGATATACAACTGCAGATGCACCCTTGTGGCAGATGTTAAAGGCATAACATACAAAGATGAGCGTTGGAGCCGATTGCCTGAGGGTATGAGTTATGATGAGTGGGTAAAAGCAAAG